CGAGGTGGCGCGACGCCTGTACCTGTCCGTCGGCAAGGTGGTCACGGTCGACGAGGCCCGCGAGATTCTGCGGCGCGCCGGTCTACCGCTCGCCACCCTCACGCCTGAGGACGTATTCGCCAATCTGCCACCGATGCCCACGGCAGACACCGGGGAGACACCCGACGATCCCGCCGCCGAGGTTGACCCGTCCGCAGACGCGGACGCCGACGCCGACGCGGACGCCGATCTACCCGACACCGATGAGGACAACGCATGACAGACGTCCCTAACCTTGAGCGCCGCACCGCGGACGCCCGCTGGGAGGTCCGCGAGGAGCCGGATGGCTCCGTGGGCCTGCGCGGCTACGCGGCCGTATTCGATGCCCCCGCCCACGGCGAGGTCGTCAAGCGTGGCGCCTTTGACCGATCCCTAGCCGAGGGCGATGCCGTTGAGCTTCTGTTCAATCACGACGGCATCCCTCTGGCATCCACGCGCGGCGGCACCATGTCGCTGTCGGTGGATGACAACGGCCTCCTCGTAGATGTGCCGTCCCTCGACATGACATCTCCTTTTGTGATGTCGGTGGTCAGCAGCCTCCGCAGGGGTGATGTGTCGAAAATGTCCTTCGCTTTCTTCACCCGTGAGGACTACTACGACCCCGAGTCACGACTTCGCGAGCTGAGAGACGTGCAGCTTGTGGATGCCAGCGTGGTCGTCCGACCCTGGTACGACGCCACGTCCGTCGCTCTCAAGAGTGACGCCCTAGACCTAGTCGAGGCGAGAGACGCCTCGGCTACATCCGAGCAGACCGAGACCGAGGACCGCGACGACGTCGCGCCTGAGGTGGAGGCCGACCTCGGAACGCCCACCCCATCCGAGACTGGAGAATCACGCATGTCAGATCACGACATCGTCGAGCCCGCGGTCGAGGCGCGATCCGAGGAGAGCACCTCCGCAGAGCTTGAGTCGCGCATCGCAGCCGTTGAGGCTCGTGCGGACCTGGAGGCTCGCATCGCGAACCTTGAGAGCCGCGCTACCGCCACCGCCGAGGCTCGCGCCTACGGAGACGTTGCTCGCGTTACCCGCGAGGAGCGCACCTACAACCCCGACGCCGACAAGCGTGGGGTGTCCTTCATCCACGACGTCGTCGCTCGCACCTTCGGCGACATGGACGCCGCACAGCGTCTCTCTAAGCATCAGTCCGAGGAGCGCGTGGAGCGCGGCTCGGGCCTGGAGGCTCGCGCCATTGGCACATCGGCACTCGGCGCCCTCGTCGTGCCGCAGTACCTCACCGACCTCGCGGCCCCGCTGGCACGCGCCGGTCGCCCCACGGCCGACATCTGTAACCTTATGCCCCTGCCCGCCGAGGGCATGACCGTTGAGATCCCCCGCATCACCACGGGCACATCGGCGGCCGTGCAGGCAACGCAGAATAGCGCCGTCTCCGAGACCGACTTGGACGAGACGACGCTGTCCGTGCCGGTCGTCACCATTGCCGGTCAGCAGACGGTGTCCGTCCAGGCGCTCTCGCGTGGCCGTGGCACTGAGCAGATCATCATCCGCGACCTCGTGTCGGCTTACAACACCGCACTTGACGCGCAGATCATCGGCGGCAGCGGCTCCAGCGGCCAGCACCGCGGCATCCTTAACACCTCTAACATCCAGTCCGTCACCTACACGGACTCGACGCCGACCGTGGCCGAGCTCTACCCCAAGCTGTTCGACCTGATCCAGAAGGTCCAGAGCGGCTACTTCGGTGGAATTTCCCACTTCCTGATGCACCCTCGCCGGTGGTCATTCATGGCGGCGGCTGTCGGTACGTCGCAGCCGTTCCTCCAGATCAACACCAACCCGCAGGGCGCGGGCGGTCAGTTCGGCGCACCGTCCTACGGCGGCGTCGTCGGCAACATCGCAGGCGTCCCGGTCGTGCTTGACGCGAACATCGCCACCACCACGTCAACGGATCAGGACACCATTTACGGCGTCACCGCTGGAGAGCTTCACCTGTGGGAGGACGCGGGCTCGCCGCTGTTCATCCGCGTCGATCAGGCCAGCTCGCTCGGCGTGACCATCGCGGCCTTTGGCTTCACGGCCTTCACGGCAGGCCGCAACCCGGCCGCGCACGGCACCATCTCGGGCACGGGTCTCGCGACACCGACCTTCTAGTCGCATCACTACAACCAAATAGCAGCGCACCCCCCTCGGCCCCGTCTGTAACCCAGGCGGGGCCGAGGCGTGGGGACACATCGCGGACCCTGGGGAGGGCGTCGTGCGAACTAAGGACAAGGTCTACGTCGGATGGATTGACGGAGGCCAGGTCGAGGGCCAATTCGCTGCGGACCTCGCCACCATCACTCTCGGCCGGACGTCGCGCATAGACGGTCTCCTCCGAGTGGGCGGGCACCTGTTGTCCCGTCAGCGCAACGAGCTCGTCGCGCACTTTCTTGACAACACGGACACACCGTGGCTCCTGATGATCGACACCGATCACCGCATCCCCGTCGCGTCCTTTGACCGGCTCATTGACGCGGCGCACGATGTCAGCGTCCCCGTCGTGTCGGCGCTTTGCTTTGCGGCCTACCCGCCACGGCCTGGGGACCTGTACCCCACGCCCGTGCCGGCCATCTACCGCCACGCGCCTAACGCGCAGTACCTCGCGTTCAATGACTACCCGCCCGACCGCCTCGTCCGCATTGACGCTGCCGGGACGGGGTGCCTGCTCATGCACCGCTCCGCGATGGAGAAGGTGCGCGAGATGCGCCCCGAGGGCATGTCCCCGCGGTGGTGCTTCTTCATTGACGGCCCCGTCGGGGACGACTGGTACTCCGAGGACCTGTCCTTTATGCGCCGCCTAGAGGCGGCCGAGGTCCCGATCCACGCGCACACCGGGGCGATACTGCCCCACCTCAAGACCTACACCCTGACCGACGCGCATCACGCGCGACACATGGAGGAGCACGCCCATGAGCGCGCAAGATGAGATGATCGCCGCCCTGCTGGCAGAGCGTCGCGGCTACGTCGTCCGCGGACTGTCCGACCGAGTCAAGGCTGTCGACGAGCGGCTCGCCGCGCTCGGCCACAGGGCACCCGCCGCACCGGCAACCGCGCAGGCGCCCACGCCCCAGAAGGCTGTGTCACCCAAGCCGACCCGGGGGCGTAAGGCGAGCGCATGAGCCTCGTCACGACGTCCGAGCTGGCGTCCTTCACTCAACTCACGATCCCCGCTGGGGCGGTGACCACCCAGGCCCAGGCCGCGTGCGACCGAGCGACCGCGCTCGTACGCGCCTACGTTCGCCGCAAGATCACCCAGACGACCGAGACCGTGACGGTGACTCTCACGTCCAGCATGGATTACGTCGTCCGCGGACTGGTAGACCGCCACCTCCTCGACACGATCCTCTTGCCGATGACCCCGGTCATCTCCATCACGTCCATCACGATCAATGGGCTAGCCGTCAACGGCTACACCCTGCGCGCGGACGGCTCCATCCTTCTGCCCAGCGGATACCCCAACGGCACCACGGCCGCCGTCGTCTACGTCTCCGGCTACGCCGCGACGGACTACCGCGTCGAGGCTGCGCGCGCGGTGGCCGTCCGAGTAGCCGCTCGGCTGTGGACTAACCCCGACAGTCGCACCTCCTACACCGGGCCGGAGGCGCTGAACTACCAGAGCACCCCCGACCTCGTGCGCCTTCTAACCGCCGACGAGCGCGCCATGCTCCAGCCGCTCGTCCGCATGGACGTCGTCGGCTGATGTTCGACGTCGATACCTCAGGACTAGACGCGGGGATCGCTCGCATTGAGGAGAAGGTCGACCGCGTCTCCAAGCTAGCCCGCGACATGACTCCCCTGTGGCCCAAAGTTGGGGAGCTGTTCGCCGCGCAACAGCGCGACGTCTTCGCGTCGGGCTTCAATTGGCAGCCGCTAGAGCGCGCGACCATCATCAAGAAGGGCAGCGCCCGCGTCCTCGTGGAGACGGGCGCACTCATGCAGGCAGCCACCTCGCCCATCCCGGTAGAGGCGACACCGCTGTACGCCAAGTTCGGCGTCCGTCACTCAGACGTGACGTACGCCCATTGGCACGCGCGCGGCGCAGGCGTCCCAGAGCGGCGTCCCGTCCCCCCGCTGTCGACCGATCTACGCCGGGCGTGGCTTGAGGTCGTCGCGGAGAAGGTACGCGAGGAGCTCGCATGAGAGGCCACGAGTACGCCCGGGCGCAGATTCGCACCCACCTCCAGGCGACCGTCCCGACGCGCCTCGCAGCGATCAAGACAGCTCTCACGGTGACCACCCCAGCGGCACCCGCGTCCTACTCCTTGGCCGACCGCCTGCCCGTCGACCCCAATCTCTACCCCGCCATCTTGATCACGTCCACAGCGGCCCCGACAATCCGTAAGCAATCCGTCTACGCCGCAGGCGACGCCGCGGACTTCATCGTCACCTATGACGTCCGCATCGTCGTCGCGTGCCGCACCGACGTCGCCGGGGGCGATGAGGCCGCCAGCGTTGACCGCGACCGCCTCCTCCTGGCCGTGCGCGAGTCCCTGCTTGGCCGAGCCAATCTCCCCGCCGACATGGAGATCAGCACGGCCGACCTCACCGAGGACACGGGCGCGGCGACTCAGGACTTGCGGAGCCGACCCCTGTCGGCCGGACAGATCACGCTCCGAGTCGCTCTCATGGAGACGCTCGCAGCCTCCCCAGCCCCCGACCCCCTAGAGGAGTCGGCCGTCGACGTCACCGGCTACAGCCGGAACACCGACGACATCACGCCCAACTAGCCCGAGGAGAGCTCACCGTGAGCCGAGTCTCGCGCGCCGAGGTCGCCCTCGGTGCTGCCCCCGTTGTCGAGGACGCCCCCCAGGTTGTCGTCGAGTCCCCCAAGCCGACCGCCTCCAAGGCCAAGGCCAAGCCCACCGAGTCTGAGGAGAGCTCCTAATGAGCGACCGCGTCTCAGTAACAGTCAACACCTCGCCGTCGTCACCTCCCACAGCCGGGCCGGTGTCGGGGCGATTCTTCATCGTCGGACAGACCCAGAAGGGCACGACGACCCCCACCGTGATCCGCTCCGTGCGCGAATACATCGCCACATTTGGAGCGCGCACGGGCGGCGTGAGCATGTACGACGCCGCCGAGCTGGCCCTGCGCGCCGGTGTCGCCGAGCTCGTGGTCTGCCGCGCGACAGGAAGCGCCGCCGCTACCGCGACCCTGAGCATGGACACCGGCAAGATCGTCGTCACGGCGCGCAGCGTCGGCGCCTACGCTAACTCCTTCACGGCCGCCTACACGTCGGCGACTAACACCCTCACCATCGTCACCGACGTCGGCACCGAGACCTACGTCGGCGCGACCGCTGCCGCCCTCCTTGCCGAGGCGTCAATCAGCACCACAGTCACCGTCACCTCCTCCGGCACCCTGCCCGCTAGCAATGTGTCCGTCGCCAGCCTCACGGGTGGCGCGGACGACTACGCGGGTGTCGCATGGGCCACCGTCCTAGCCGCCATCCCGGCCGACCTGGGACCGGGCGCTATCGCGACCCCGGGCGTAGCACATGCCACCTCCGGCGCTGCGCTCTGCGCGCACGCCTCGACTAATGACCGCCTCGCCCTTCTCACCGTGGCGTCAGGCTCTGCGGTTGGCACGGCGGCGTCGGCCGCGGCCACGGCGAGCGCCTACACCGGCGCCAGCCACGCGGCCCTCGTGTGGCCCCACGTCCGTATCCCCGACGGCACGACAGCCGGTCGCCTCGTCGACCCCACCGCCTTTGCCGCTGGCCTGCGCGCCCGCGCCCACGCGGTGGGTATTGGCGAATCAGCACTTGCCGAGCGTTACGCCCGCCAGGTGGTCGACGTCGCGCCTGAGATCGCCGTCACCTCGGCGAATTGGGCAACGGCGAACACAGCCAAGGTCAGCGTCGTCCGCACCGTGGCCGGTGTCACGCGCCTCTACTCGTGGCAGACGCTCACCGCGGCAGGCCGTAACCTCCTGCCCGCGCAGTACCGGGACATGATCAACGCTCTCGCCTACGGCGGCAGCGTGATCCTGGAGTCCTACGTCGGACAGCCCGGCACCGCCGCCACCTACTCGGCCGCCGCTGGGGAGCTCTCGGGCTTCCTGTCCGGCTACGCCGCCTACCTCCAGCCGCGCGTCTCAAGCGGCGTCCAGGTGGACCCCGGCTACGTCGTCTCCGT